CCATTGATAACGGCCTGTGTTGGAGCTGTTTTGCTTTTTAGTGCCTCTCTAGAAGGCATTCCAGCTGGGATTGATTGACCTGCTCCCATTCTAGACTGTCTTTGGAATTAAAGTTTCAAGGCGCTTCTTATGGGTTTCAAGGCGGCGTAGACACTTCTGTAGTGTACCTTCACTCACTCCACACACTCCCGCAATGCGTTCGTAACTCACCTCCGTGAGACCACGGCGCTGAAGGAGAAATCCAATCACACCAGCACCAAGTGATGGCGGCATATTCTCAGGACTGAGTTCATTATCTTCAATATAGTCGCAGAGAGTCGTTGCAATTGCTGAAATCTCTTCAAACTTATTACGAGGAATTGCGAGTTGACTGAGCGGGTAGTGAATATAGTCGCGAGCCCGGGTGCTTTCCAAGTTAGATGGTGTTGAAGTCTCCTGAATAAGTCCACGCTGCTGAGCAATTGCCAGGACCTCCTGGAAATACTTAAATGATTTTGTAAATTGTCCCGTGGTCAGATGAAACATATCTGCAACCTCCTTCGGCTTTCGGGGTTGTCCGACCTTTTTTAGTGATGCATACATACAACTCGCAATAACACTGGTGCGTGAAAGACCTCGCTTGTCACAGTGTTCAACAAGTTGAACATAGAGGTCCTTGGCATTGTCAATGACACTCTGGTCAAGGCCATGGTTCGTCGCAGCGAGTGCCAGCATTTCGTAGACTTGTAAAAGTGCTCGTTCGCGGTATGGAAGCATATTCCAGGTGTGATAACGGCGGATACGAGCCATCGCGGCGCGTGCTGTGCTTGGGCCACCCGAACTTTTCGTAAGAATGATAGTGCCTAGTGAAGAGGAAGGAAAACGGAAATCGGTTGGTGCTCCTACACGACACGGATCGTTGCTGCTTCGGTCATCATGCCCGAAGAAGCGATACTCAGCGCCTGACTCGATACTTCTGTTTTTAACATCCCCACAAAGGGTACATACATTTAGATCTTCATGAATAATTGTGTCTTCAGATGCAGCGCATGCGCAGGCTGATTTTGTAGGTTTGCTGGGACTTTCTTCATCAGTCCATTTCCAGGCAAACTCTAGCACTGGCTTGTGGTGAACTCGACCTGGAAAGAGTGAATCCATTTGGAATGTTCTTAAGATTAAATTTCAGAAAGAAAAACGCAATCAAATTTAATGATACCGCTGGACACCGCCCTTTTAAGTGCTATACCTTGGATTGCCCTTCTAAGTACAATTGAAACGGGAGCCCTGAGTTTGCTTCGCATTGGAGGAAAATGGAATATTATCTATGCGGCGGCAATTTATGCCTGTGCAGTTGTACCACTGCTTTCTAAGGCGCTTGAATGGCAGGGTATTGGTATGGTGAATTTTGTATGGAATGTGTTCAGTACACTCTTTATGTTTCTCATCGGCTGGATAGTCTTTGAAGAGAAACTCAGTTATTTGAAGATAGTAGGTGTTTTCTGCTCACTTTTCGGCATTGGCATTCTTTTACTTGTAGAATAGCAGAGGAGGGATGTCAATTCTCCCCACAGCAGAAGTCAACACAAATACACCCGGGTTTACTGGGCCCAAATATGATTTTGCAGATGAACTACCACTTCCTGGAGCAGCGGGTGTTCATCGTGGGAATAACATGGATGATGTGATTGGAGCCGTGAAAGGCGCTGCATTTTATGTAGACATGATTGGATTTGGTCAGAGCAGCAGCAGTCTAACAAATGGACTGAGTGCACTGAGGCCTCTTGGTGTAAATTATTTTATTAAGACTGGGCTTCAGTGTGATAATGGCGCAGATATGTGGTACTATGTAAATGGTATTCCAACAGGGGAGGCGCTTGGACCCAAAGTGAAGGCTGGACTGGCCTCTGCAGGACTTCCAGGACTCCGTGGTCTAGCTCCAGGAATGATGGAAGATGCAGAAGACGCTTTGAATCCAGTACCGGTGATGAATGCAATTCTTGGATCAGGATATCCGAAATGCCGAAAAGTGACAAAGCCGGTAGGAGACACCAAAGGTGCAACGAGTGCATCCGATGGAACTCCTTGGATTGTTGGGCCAATTGACCGTAGCAGTGGTCAGCCTATGCAGACTCAGTGGGTTCAGGATGTCGATTCAGATGGGTCGCCGATTTTCTTGACACAAGAGCAGTTCAACAATACGGCAAAAATCTTTTGTCCTGATGGGACGGCCATAAGCAATCATCCTAGTGGAGATTGTACGCAGGCCATAACAACAACAGAAAGTTTCAGGAACCAGTGGGAACCTGAGGCCTGGGTTATGGCAGGACTTTTAACTGCCGCGGCTATTTTTGCGGTGGCTCGTTGCCAACGCTTATAGAAATAGTACTTTATATTTTCAATGTCATATTCATTCACAGTAACTATGCCAGAATTCAAAAGCAAAGAAGAATACGAGCACTATAAAATGTATAAAGAATATGTTGATAAGAATGGGATTGATTTTATGTTTGTTCCCAAAAAAGAATCTTTAGTTACTCAACTATGTCGCTACTGTAATAAATCACTTGAGTCCTACGCACGGGGCCGTATCACCGCAGATTTAACAAGATGGGGATATGAAAGTTCAACACAGATATGTCCCTGTAATGGCGTAGATCCATTGAATAAAGGTAGTTCGATCAAGAAGAAATGGGTAGTCTATAACAATAAAGGATGGATAGAAAATGTGACCCCATTTCACTGTATGACAAAAGAAGCAATATTCTCAGAAGATAAAAAGTATAGATATTTTATTAGTCGAATCTGGGACCCTGCTGCTGATAAAATTCTCTTTATAATGATAAATCCATCAACTGCTACAAAAGAAGAGGATGATAAAACAATGAAAAAAGTGATGGAAATCAGTGACAAATGGAATTTTGGAGGCGTGTATGTAGGGAATCTCTATCCATATTGCTCTACAAAACCATCTGAACTGAAGAGCATACAAATTCCATCCGAGATTTATGAAGAGAATAAAAGGCATATTCAAGAAATGGTATCTAAATCTACTATGATAGTGTATGCGTGGGGTACAAAGGGACCAGATGAACGACAGCAAGAACCTGAATGGCTAAAAAATATAGTTAACAGAGATGTTTATTGTATAAATCTATCTGTTAAGGGTGTACCAATGCATCCAAATCAATGGGGTCCAAATGTAAAACCTATTCCAAATCAACCAATTTTGTATAGGAATAAAATATAAAGAGCAAAAAAAAAAGAAATTTTTTGAAGAAGAAGCTCCTTTTCAAAAAATCTCTGAAATCGGAATCGAACCAATGACTTGGGGAGATCCATTGCTGAGCGCATAACGCTACAATCCCCCGCTCTACCAACTGAGCTATTCAGAGTGATGGGACCTTTGTCCAAACTGTCATAGAAGTATCACTTTAGGCTTACGCTAGCGCCTTAAAGACATACACTGCTGCCACACCACCCAGGGCCTGAGAGACGACATAGCCCGCCAGGTCGCTCGCGGAGAGCGCACCATTTACAAACATGGCGAGGGAGACCGCAGGGTTTACGTGGCCACCGCTGAGGGCGCCAATGCAGAAGATAATGAGGGCGAGCGTCAGACCGATAACCAGTGCATTACCCGTAGCCAGGATGCTTATTAAGAGGAGAAAGGTTCCGAGGAATTCGGCGAGGAGGTTCAGGAAGTTCATGGTTTCTACTAAGGTACCGAAAAATTTGATACGCCTTTATTCAATAACCGAAAGTACATACAGCCATGGCCCTCCGTCGCATCAAGAAGGAAATTGACGATCTCACTAAGGACCCGCCCGCCAATTGTAGTGCTGGACCCACTGGTGATGACCTCTTCAAATGGAGTGGTGCTATCTTTGGTCCGGCCGATAGTCCATATGCCGGAGGTTATTTCAAGATGCAGATTCAATTCCCTGTAGACTATCCATTCAAGCCCCCGGTCGTAACCTTTCTTACAAAGATTTATCATCCCAATATTAATTCTGCAGGCGGAATCTGTCTTGACATTCTGAAGAATCAGTGGTCGCCTGCGCTTACAGTTAGTAAAGTCTTGCTCAGTATTCTGAGTCTGCTGACCGATGCTAATCCAAATGATCCTCTCGTGCCTGAAATTGCTCATATTTACAAGACAAATCGGCAGGAGTTTGATGAGAAGGCCCGTGCCTATACTATCAAGTATGCTACGCCTTAGTAGAGAGGAATGAAAAGAAATATAATGATTCTTTCAACGATTATACTTGGTCTTTTTTTGTTTATTATTACATACAACCTACCTGGAAAGGTGAGGCGACGTGAACAACTGAGTGGATTTCAGAATATGACCCCTGCCCCTGTAGGGAATACGCCGATTCCCTACGTAACTGGGCCCGCCGATTCAATGCTGAATCCGCGTGTTCCGTATCACTTACTCCAAGGTGTTCTAGAGGATGCGGCGGTGGACGACCAGCCGAATACGGCATTCAATGCACAGGCGTGCTATGAAAGTGATTTTGCGAATCGGATACAACTCACTGGAAATTACAGTCAGTTGACGAATAATTATCGCCGCAAAAATCCCGATTCATGCTCTGCTCCGACACACGAACTTGTAAATAACTTCTACAAGCCGAGCATGCTTTAAAATTATTATTTAAATAAACAAAATCAATAAATTATACCATGAATGTAATTTATTGTTTTTGGACAGGTGATAATGAATTTACCTCAAATCGAAAAGATTGTTTGGAACAATTGATAAATACTACAGAATGTACTGTAAAACTAATTACAAAAAAGGATTTACACGAATATATACTTCCAGAGCATCCATTACATCCAGGATATGAATATCTTTCTGAAACTCACAAAGCCGATTATTTACGATGCTATTTTATGCATTTTCATGGCGGTGGGTATACTGATATTAAAAAAGCAGCAGGCACTTGGAAAAAAGCGTTCGAAGATTTACAAAATGGTAATTACTTGATATGCGGATATCCTGAAATAGAAGGGGGTGTAGCATATGCCCCCGTCAGTGATAAATGGAGGGAATTAATTGGCGCAGGTGCATTTATTTGTAAACCTAGGACCGAACTCACAACAGAATGGTACAATGAAATGATAACAATATTAGACACAAAATTAGAAGATTTGAGAAATAATCCTGCTAAATTTCCTCAAGATTGTAAAGAAAAATCAGTATTTTTCTTTTATCTTTCTAATTCAAATTATCCAATTGAATGGAGTGAGCTTCTTGGAAGAATTTTTCATAAAGTCGCATATAAATACAAAGACTATTTACTCAATACTCTGCCTAAGCCACTGCTTCATATTGCTTATAGATAAATATAGAGTCTAATCCATAATTGCACATGCGGTAGACTTGCGCTTTACAGAAGATTCAGGTACGGCAAACTCGCCACGTTTCGCCTTCTCAACATCTCGCCAAAACTCATCCAGTAGAGGAATAATCGATTGGAACCATGCTGTATCACGATATACAGGATGAATCCACGACTTCTCTAGAAACCACGGAATACGCTCAAGAACATGCCACGGTGCCTCAGGCCGTGGATTCCACTTCATATCTCCAATCGGTCCATACGCATACTTTATATCAAGTGTATCGTGATTCTGTAGAAGATAAATCAGCCCTTCTGTTGCATTCAGTGGTGCCTCCTCCATTGGCCCGCGGGCTGTTGCGGATTTGAAGGTAAATTCACAATACTGACAAACAGGCACTTCAGCAACCTCCATCTGAAGCTGCATCTGATACCAGTAATTAGGTGGAACTCCACCGCCGACTACCCGTGAAGAAGGGCACTTAATCTCGACTAGATTTCCAAGAAGAGCCTGATGCTTCGTATCGGTTGCTGTAATAAGGCCATCAGGCGATGCAGCAAGTGATGCAATTGTCGGATGTCTCAGACGACCAAGGTCAACAATAGTGGCACCCCACAGCTCTTCGAGAATCTGCTTTGCCACCGGCTCAAACCGTGTGCCCCAGTCAAAGGGTGTCATTTCAGCCGTCATACAGGACTTCTTTGGCGCAGGCCCTGGACTTAGAGCCTCACGAGGCATTTTTGACAGTACAAGTTGTCCACGAGCTCTGGGAGAACCAAAGAGATTATAGAGTTCACTCGCTGTCAAGAGCTCGGCTGTTTCACGATACCATTCGTCTGAACGCTGTGTACTCTGGGGCTTCGCTTGTAGTTCAGTAATTCGTGCCAGCCTATCAAATTCAACCTTCACAAGAGCATTTGAAAGACATTTATATCCAATTTTAAAACAATCGAAAACCTCATAGGTCTGCTCAGTGAATGTAGCACTCACTTCACTCTCCTTCATGAGTGCCGCAAGCTCTCGCTCCATACTGGTCCACCATGTATCTCCAAGCGTGGGATGCAATGGAGGAGGTTGAACCTCTTCGATTGCATTCAGAAACTGTCCTGTACATTCAAACATGGTCGTATATTGTTCCATCGTTTGAGCGTGATTCTCGTTAAAATTTATAGGCTGGCTATGCTTAGACCGTCGCCTCCTCCTTGGTCTCAGTAGCCTTCCTACGAAAGGTGACCGCATTCCGCTTTTCAAGAATCTGGAACATGACTTTTCCATCAGCACCACGGTGCATAACAAGACCTTTAATCTCCCTAATCTTTTGCTCATCCATGTCATAAATAACGGCATTCTTGCTATTCAAGAGTTTCTTCTCATTTGCCTTCATAATCTGCGCATCCAGCGCAGTCTTTTCGGGACCAGTTAGCGTCAGGCGCACTGCCTCCTCATCGACAAACTTTCGTAGACGATTGAGACGAAGGCCACGTTCCAGACGATGCCAGGGGCGCTTATAGGCATCATCGGCTTCCTGATTCAGAAAATTCACGAATGTATTCGTGCTCGCATGTAGATTTGCGGCAAAGGTCGAGCCACTCAAATCTGTCGCGCCTGAGCGCTTCTGAGTTTTTGAGCGATTCGAATTCATTCTAATAGTATTATGCGTCTCGCCTTAAGGCACACACCGTTTTTGAATGGTGGTAAGTGCCTCTACAAAGAGTTCATCGATGCAGTCATTCCACTGATTTACACTTGATGGAGTTTCACCCTGACCGGCCTTTAATAAATAAAAAGTTCGCCAGCACTCTTCTGTGCCTTTTTGCTGGGTGCGCGTGACCTCTTCAAAACTGTAAAAGTTTTTCAAGTTCATTGAGGTGAGGTCAACTTCTACATAGAGAATCTTTCCCTCGCGCCACTTTGATTTCACGGCGAACCCGTTTTCAGCCAGCCATTGGTCAGGCTCATCCGTTTCACAAATCTGTTTTCCACGATTATCTAGAAAAAGTGCAATCGGTACAAGTGACCATTTGATGAGGCTCGGTAGTTGTGATTTCGTATAAAAGGGGACAACAAACATCTACTTGTAGTAGTAAAGGGTTCTTAAGATGGAGTCAATTGAACTCACACCAGCTCAACTGCGTATGCCAATAATACCCCTACCACAAATGAGTCTCCGAAGTCGCCGTGAAGTCAGTGCACTTGACCAGATTAACAGTCTTCATGTAGAGCAATGGCAAACAGATGGACCGCAGCTTCAAAATGACCGCCCTGATATAAGCAATGCCGAAATTAAAGAGCAAAATAAATGGCTGAACAAATCACTTGCTGAGAATTTGGGTGCGGCAAATGGAAAGAATGCGGCCGCACAAAGTGCCATGGCATATCGCTATTCACTTGGACTTGGTGGTGTTGACCAAGATTTAAAAATGGCCCAGATGTGGAAGGATAAGGCAACTGAAGGAGGATTTGCTGTTCATAGACGCGGTGCCTATACATTTATGGATATGAATCCAATAAATACGAGAACAACTGACCGAAACTATCTACAGAATCAACAATATGTTGCAGGCAATGGGGGTAGCAGCGGGGGATCTGATCAACTCGGTCAAAATCCGTATTTTGATCGGTTTGATGTTGTAACTGACCCGTTTAATGTAGCGCGTGAACTTCGTGCCACGGTATATGAAGATAAAGTCGATAGAGGACTTCTGGAATCAAAGCGGCTTCTGAATCGCACCTACACCACTCGATATGTGGAACCAGATTATGTTGCCAAAAATTCACTTGATACTCTCAACTCGTATGAAGACCTCCGACCTCGTCTAAATACAATGGATAAGACATATCGAAAGTACAATGATTAATCGAACCGCAGCTCAATCGCCATAAGATGCTTCTGCATCTGCTTGGCGGCCGGCGGCTCCTTCTCTGTTTGACGACGACGAGTGGACCGCGCAGATGAAGTGGTCGATGTAGTAGCTGTTGTCGCTGTAGTGATGGTTGAATCTGTAGAGTTGGCCGTTGAATTGCGCACCTTATTCTGCTCCTTCATGGCCTTATTCATATCAGCCTCAATGGTCGGAGCATGAAGGCTCAGATAGGTCAACACATTCTTCTCAATGGCCCAACGGAAGAAGTTCAGTTTGCCCACCGTTGTTAAGAAGGGCTCCTCACCAGGAATCTGAAACAGGATTCGTTCCCGACGACAGAAGGGGTCAAAGAGTTTCTTGGAGTACGCCTTGAGTTGCGACTTGTAGTTTGTATAGACGAGGAACTCCTGCCCATCGAGAATATAGACCGTGTTGTGACGCTTGGAATAGTTGGTCACAAACCAGTCTACAAGGCGTAGTGAGAGATCCGAGGTGCCCTTTAGCATGGGCAGTACCTCCTTCATATCCGTGCGACCGGTATAGAACTTTTGTAGGCTATTGACAATAAGTTCCTGCTTGCAGTGAATCTTCTT